TAGTGGTAATTGGTGTAAAATTATCACCATTAGATGTTGCTACTGGTACTTTAATGGTCATTAAACGTCTAGCTCCAATAAAGTTTACTGTTAAGCTGTTAATATATGCATATGGCATATATACCATGCCTGGAATTGTTATTTCATAAATTACTGGCATGTCAATAATAGCTCTTGTAACTCTACCAGGTTTGTTTTGATAAATTAAACCGAAAAGTAATTGCCAGTTTTGACTAATGCTTGCTTGTGATATAGTATTAAGTAATGGAAATTTTATAGTAATTTGTCTTCCACCATCACCCATTGAAAATTGTTTTGATTTTTCAATATAAGTGCCTGGTTTAATAAAATTAGCTAATTTAAATGCTGTTTCAGATAATATACCAAGTTCTTGTACAGCTTCATTTAAAAAATTATTACTTGTGCCCCCAAAATCATTTGATAAACTGTTATAGTTATCGCCAAAATATGGAATTTGATAAGTAAATCCGGTTGGTTCTGTTGCATACAAATAGTTGTAAGGGGTTAGCACTGAATTTGTAAACGAATTAAACCCTTGGTTTTGTAAAAATGAATTTATTGTGTCGAATGAAAATGAGTTGGACGTGGTTGGATATTTTGCAGCTGTTTGTATTTGCTGTGAAAGATTAGGCTGCACTAAAGGTGAGTTTGCATTAAGACCATTAAACGATTGAAAGTTTGAGAATGCTGGGCCTTGTTGCAACACACCATTACCCACAGCATTGCCTGTAAACGTTGTTGTTTGGCCATTGATAAAATTTGAAATTTGTGACCCTAATGCTTGTACCACAGAACCAGCTATTGTTTCACCACTATCTAACACCGAGAACACTGAATTAGCTATGTTAGAAACGTTACTATTCATTAGTAACCGCTTTTCGTTCATATATACTACAGGTACTTCTACCCTTGAAGATTTAGGTGATACTGTCCAATCAAAGTCATTAACAACATCAATAGGGTTAGCCACTTGTATACCACTATAAACCTTGGTAACTGAAAAAGTAGATGCATTTATGGTGGGTGGATTAAAACCAGCAATTGCTGCACTGTTAGTAAATCTTAACAATGCTGGTAAAGTATCATTGGCATTACGTTTTTTTAACTCCCATAACTGTTTGGGTGCAAGACTTGAAGCAGATACACCAAAAGCAGGTAACTGTATTGGTGATGTTGCTCCTAATGTTATTGGTAGATCTGCCATATATATACTTAGTTCAAATTAATAAGCTACGCCTTGTAAAGCCCTTAATGACCCGAGGTTTCCATAATTAGAAGTTGTTATTTTTGGAGAGTTTATAATGTTTGTGGGTGTGTTAATTTTTTGCAACACTTCTTGTAATAAATTGTTTGTAGTTTGTATTAACTTGACCTGGTTAGACATTATGTTTAGAGACTTATCAGAATGGAATTTTAGTATTTTGTTTCCTTCTTCATTTGCTTCTAAATTTTTATTAAAGAAATTGTCCATTGGACCACCTTGCTTCATTGCATATAGTGTATCACTTGAATGTGGTACAATAACTTTACCACCAGCTGATATAGTAACATCCTTAACGTTTACCATTTCTTTCTTTTTTGCTGCATTTTCAGCTGTTAATTCATTTAAATATTTTTCACCACTTAAACTATGACCTAAACCTAATTTAGCTACTCCCGTCAACGACGTGTAGCTACCAAATATTGTGTTAAATAAAGTGTCTCTTGCATTTTTAGCTGCATCCCCAACTCTGCTTAATCCAGTAGCCCTACCAAAATCGTTTTGACCTATACCCATGCCTTTTTCTAATAATGTTATTAAACCTGAACCAGCCAAATCACCAATAAGTGAACCTAAGAATTGACCACCCTCTTTACCGCCCCATGCTAATGCAGGGGCTATTGGTGCTAAAAACCCTAAACTGGCCCCAGCAGCTGCAGCTCCAAGAGATCCACCTGCTAAACCACCACCAATACCACCTAAAACTTGACCTAATGCACTACCAACCGCTCTAGTACCTGCTCTTGCTACTTCGGTCTTAAATGTTTCCTCGTCTATTTTACCAGACTGGTACTTATTTATTAATGAATTGATATTAGCACCTGCAAATATTGCATCTATTACCCCAGGTACACGTAAAACTTTAAGTAAAAACCCAACTCCTGGTTTTAATTTACCTAAAAATTTTAATATAGTTGGACCATATCTTTCAACCATAGATGCAATTTGTTTATTGCCTGGTATTTTACCAAAAGCTTTAACACCTAAGTTACCAACAAATTCCCCAACTCTTGAACTTATATTGTAAGCTGCTCCACCTATTTTAGACAAAACACCGCCCTCTGTTTTGGTACTAGCTTTACCTAACTGTTCTTGAAAAAGTTTCTGTTCCCTCTCGTATATGAATTTACTGTTAGATCTTTCTAATTGATTACCGGTTCTTAAATCTATTAATCTTTTTTCTGAACCAGGTTTAATAGCATACTGTTTACTTGCTAAATATTCCTCAAATTGTTTAGTTGTAGCTTTTTCACCTGCCTGTTCTGTTGTTTTTAATAAATTTTGTCCAACCTTTTGACCAGCTTTGACTGCCCCTTTACCTAATTTACTTTCAGCTAAGTTTGTTGCAGCTTTTTCAGCAGCAGTTTCCGTTTCCTTGCCTAAAGACTTTTTCATACCATCTTTAATCCCATCAGTGATTTTTTTAGGCAATCCTAAAAAAAGTGTGTTTACTGAACCGTTAAATTTTTTAAAGAATCCTGTTATTAGGTCTGGAAAGTTTCTTATAAACAAACCAAATGTTTGAAAGAAACCACTATCTATAAATTTTTTAATTAACGCAGCAACCCCTATTAAACCTGCAAGACTAAAACTCTTTAACCAATCCATACTACTACCTGCAGTTTTAGTTTCTTTTGTTTCTTTTGTTTGGGCTGCATTAACTTTGAACACCTTATTGAGTTCAGCTAATGCTTTAGTACCAAACGATTCAATTTCTACCGGCTCACTCTCTTCAATAACTCTATCTTTCTTAGCAGTTTGAGCTTTCTTTACGTTATATACAGTGCTCTCTACCTTCTCTAGTCTTTTAGCTAAAGCGGTGTTAACTCTTGTGAATAGAGGTAAAACGTCAGCTAATGTATCGGCCATTTAAATATTTATCATAAGATAAACAATTCAGGGCCTATGTCAATTTGGGTATCTTCTAGTTTTACAAACTCTTCTTCACTGTTTCTAATGGAAGTAATGTAATCAAATATTGGTTTTAAGTTTTTAGACTCTAAAGCCTCAATAATATTCCATTTATTCTTTACTGATTGATTAGATAGATCAAATGTTGTGTTTGAATCTAATGCTGTAATTTTATTAACAAATTTACACACTTCACATACAAGTAACTTACCTAATAACTGTCTTTCATCTCTAAAATTGGTAATTAAAAATGTATTAAATTTAGTATCTTCAATGAGTGACGGTGCAGATATTTCAAAATAAAACTTTTCTGACTCAATTATATGTTCTAATGGTGGCAATACAACCGTTTTGTTTTTATCTACCAATTTTTGCAAGTCAACATCTTGATATGTTTGTGATAAAGTTTTTCTTAATGATACAATAATGTTAATTCTATCAACCGTGTTTAGTTTAGCATATACTGTGCTGTCTGCACAATTTGCTTTTATAATTTCATTAACGTTTAAGAAAAAATCTACTAACCCGTAACCTGTATTACTTACTTTATCTATAATATTTCTTTGCTGTAACAAAGTAAGCGGTTTAAAAGGAACTTCTTGTTTAAGGGAAGGAACATAAATGTTTACAAAGTCTGTAGTTTTGATTTTAGCTAAAATTTCATTTAATGTTGGCTCGCTCATACTATTAATTAATGTTTACACCTTGGTTGTCAACTTTTTGTTGTGCTTTCTCAATTTGTGCTAACTCATCTTTTAAAGACTTAATTAAAATTTCACATTCTGGTAATGATAATGTAGCAAAGTCTTGTGAATTTAAATTTAAGTTCCTTCGTAAATTGTATTCCAAATCATACAAGTTTTTAAGGTTGTATTGTAGTATGGACTGAGAAAACGCTATCATTGACTCGTCAAACAAGTTAATTTTTAAATTAATATACGGAATTGTATATGTTATATTGTTATAGTAGTCAATAATACTTGTATAGAATTCTGATAACGGCAATGCAGGTAAGTTGTTTGCTGATTCATTACCAGCCATTAACACATCATTGAATGAATACAAGCAGTCGTATATAATATCAAGTGGGTTTGTATTAGGTAACAGTTTAGATGGTGGGTTAAACACGAATTTATTTGTACCATCATAATACTCGTACTTGTCAAATGGGGAATTTAAATTGTCTATAATAGTTTTTACCGAAAACGTTACTGATGCATCATTTGCTACAAACTCCAACCTATCTCCCAATACTAAACTTCTTATTTTTAAAAGTAATAGGAACTTTTCAATGTTGCATGTGGTTAATACCTGTTCACCGCAACAATGAACTAAAAAATCGTTTAATATTTTATCTACAACAGATAAGTCTGGTTGCATTAATGACTTAGCTAAGTTTTTATACTCAAAAAAAGTGGGTTCTTTTATGTCCCACTTTTTGCCTGTTATGTCTGTAGAAAACTTAAAATTAAAACTCATCTCTGTAATGGAGATATTTTAGGAATGTTCCCTTTACTAATTGCTGATATGATATCTGGCAATGGAATGTAAAGACTGTTTTCAATAGTATAGTAATTATAGAGGAAATTTACATCGTAATGCTCAACTTCATTACCTTCAGTGTATACTAAATCTCTTGTACCTACTGATAAAGGAACACAATCATAAAATTGCCACACTTTTCTAGGTATTTGGGAAACATTTTGATATGTTGTTGAGTACTGCATTATGGTTATGTTAGTTTTAACACTCTGTGATGGGTCTCTTGCTACAAAACCTCTATGAGCTGCTAATATAACCCAAGGTCTCATTATCATATCAGTAAATGATGTGTTTGTTTCTCTAAAACGTAAAGTTAAATTGTTATTGGCAAAGGCTTCTCTATTTAATAAAACACTACCTTGTACAAAACCTCTATTGTTTTCAATGTATGCAGTGCCTGGTGTTACTGTATCATTGGGAATATCTACGCCATCAAGAAATATGCAACCCACAACATTTTGAAATGGGTAACTAGCCAAGGCAGTTTTTGCTGTATCAATGTCCCACCCTTTTTTGTCACCAGCTACTTGCTCCAACGTTTGTAGTGAAGCTGTGTTTAATGTTGGTGGAAACTGTTGTATAAGACAAATGAATTGTGATTTAAGTGGAATACTTGCTACCCAAGACTCCATTGATGTTAAAAAGTAATCTCTAAAACTAATTAACGGAATACCAGGAACTGCCACATTTGAAACTATAGTACTTGGTTGAGCAATAGTACCTTGCTGGTTTAACCCACCAATAGTTGCTAATGCTGTTGTAGCATTTCCTACTGCATTTAATATACTACCTGCCATTCAAATATTTATAACAAAAAACGCCGTACAACTATGTACGGCGTTATAATATTTTATTGTTATTACCTATTAACCTGTTTTATTGAAATAATGATATGTTATAGTTACTGTAAATTCTTGAATTTCACCAGTACTTGTAATGTTATATGTTAATTCACCAACTGATTTAATAGCAACACCAACTAGTTGATATTGTGCAATCTTATTCAATTGTTTGTCTAACTGAATTAGATCTATAACAGCATTTTGTTTTGGTATAAAATAATTACCTGTGCTTGTTGCATCGTTAAATGTATCATTAACAACACCTAAGAATTTTTGTCTAATAACTTGAGCAGCATCACAGTAGAATGTAATTGCATAGCCATCACTGTTAGGATATTGAGCAACACCTGGTACGTTGAAATTTAACCCCATATAAGGCACTGCTTTTGACGTAATTTCTTTAGCAGGTAAGCTAGCTGTCTTAGCATATACTAAATCTTCTTGGTTAATTACCTGTGTGGTATTACCAAAGTTGATATTTAGCACCCTGAATAAGTTATCACGTGAAAAATCTCTAGCTTGTGCTGCTGTGTAAAAGTCTTGTATTGTTTGGTTTACGTCTGCCATATTATTATTTAGTTATCCAAGTATCAATTGCTGGTTTTGTGTTGATGTTTTACTGTCTAACAAGATATTCTTTACTTTGATGTCATTTTTTGAATACCAGACGTTGTTAATCTGGTAACCTACTGAGGTTACCTCTTGGATAACCCCAGAACGTTCATTTTCGTCAAATGACGTGGTAAAGAATACGGTTTGGCCTTTTGTCATTATATTATTTAATCCAAAAATACTAATTTATAACCTTTGGCTTCGTTAGTTTTGCCATTATACAGCATATTTAAACTCACGTGGTTTATAATACCGATACTATAACAATCCTTCTGTTTCTTAAAAGGTCCATGTACAATACCATATTTATCTTTTAAAATAAATGGTTTGCATTGCTTTTCCCATCGGTTAGTTCTACCTTTTATTTGTCTTTCTGATAGTATATCTGGGTTGGTTTTGTATAGTTCTTTTTTAGAATTTGACATTCTTTTACGTGCTTCATTACTTCGTTTAGCTCCTGTATTTGCTATTGTAGCAGCCTTCCATGAGTTTTTATTTGCACCACCAAATCTACCTCGTAATATTTTAGTTGCCAACTGTTTTGCAATAATTTCAGGTGTTCTTTCATATATAATACCAGGCCCAGTAATTCTATTAAGATTTAAACAATTAGTATTATTAATATGTTCTGTAACATATTGTTGTTCAATTTTATATAAATTATTTTTTTGAGTATATTCTATTATTTGAAAATCAAATTGTTTATATTTGTTATACGCGTTTTGCATTTTACGGTTAAAATGTATATTATTTTTAAGTAAATATATGTGAGCTTTTCTGCGTATATTAAAGTTAATAGCTGATCCAAAATAAAAGTAATTAGCAATTATAATTTTGTATATACCGGTATTGTTCATAATAGCGTAATAGTTATCTAATATAAATTATTTAATATAAAAAAAGGCATTTTTCAATGCCTTTGAATAATTTTTTAGCCTACAAGCTCTGAAAAATTCATACTTGTTTGTGTTGCATAAAAATTACAAAGAATAAACTCAGCCGTTCTAACTGGCTTTAAGTAGATATCAACAACTAATTCATTTGCATCAATGATTGCCGGTGTGTTGTTACGTTCATCACACACAATCAAGAAGTCATATAAACCTTCCGTGTTCTTTGCATTAGTGAATATAGGTGTTAATGTGTTAACTACTCTTGTTCTTGTCAGTACAGTGTTAGGTTCAAATACGAAGTACTTGACCGTTGCAGCTGTTGCCTTTTCAAGATTTAAGAATAGACGTCTTACATTAATTCTATCAAATGCACTTGGTTGTTTTAATAGGGTCTTTTGACCGTATATTACAAACCCTTCATTCGGGAAGAACGCTACTGGGTTGACTGAAATATTATATAACTGATCTCTTTGTTTCTGGTTTGGATATATTGCCAAATCAGTAATACCTGTACCAGTTAGGTTACCTCTTGTGAAACCAGCTGGTGCAAACCATGGTTCATAATTTGTATCTGTATTGGCCATTGCAGCTGCAGCAAAACCAGAGAATGGAGCCCAGACAAAATTGTTTAGATTGTTGTCATACACTTGACCCCATGTACCGTAAGTTGTTGCATAGCTTGTATTAAACGGAGCTAATACATTTTGTATTGGTAGATAAATGTTTACCGGGAAGTTATTTGTTGGATTAGCAAGTGTTAGGTAATTGCTACCTTGTACGAATATGTTTCTTGGTAAGTCAGCAATAAAGAGTAGATCTTTTCTTTGTAGTCCGGCAAAGCCAGCATAAAGGTTGAATATTACTGCCCAATTTGCAGCGTATAACGTTGCATCTGGTGACATATCTGTAAAGTTATTAACTGCTAAACCAGACACTGCATTAACAACAATTGTATCATCAAAGTAAATTTGAGTTGATGATAATGTTGCTTGTGTTTGTATCCATTGACTGTTTGCAAATATTGTTGAAACACCAGCATCAATTGCAATATCAATATTATATTGTTCGGTGTTTGATGCAATGTCAAACATTCTGTTTAACTTTGTAGGTATTGAACCTAAGTCTTTTGTCTGAACGTTTGTGTTAGCATATGCACCAACTGTATATAACGCGTCAACATTACCTAAAGCTGTGTATGATGATTGTAATATACCTGATAAAGCTTGAATTTGAGCTGTAGCAGAAAGTGGGCTTACAATACCGAACTGTACCGACAACTGTTGTAATAATGTTGTTGGGTTTGCATAACTGCTTGTAATTGTTCTTGCAAAGTTTGAAGGAGTACCAACATTGTTTAACCAAGTTTGACCATTCTTATGGGAAATAAAGTCATTGACTAAAATTTCAATGTTTGGTGATGGTAAGCTTACATTATCAATAAAGAAGCTTTGAGGAGCACCACCGTTAGATGGGTTAATTTGTCTCCAATAATCTAATGAACCTACATAATTTTCAACAAATGTGTAAGATAATTGTGTTGTTGTAGGGTTGTAATTGGATTGGTTAAGTTTAAACAAACCAAATATTAAAGTATCGTTAAATGTTAATGTGCCGATATTAAATGATGGTGATGTTTCAAGTACTTGTGATATACTTGAGCCAACATTTGATGTTGCATTGTTATTAGCTGAAGAATATGCGTTTTCAGATTGTGATGAAAGAGCAAATGCTAATCTTGTTGTTGGGATGTTTACGTAATTTTGTGTATAATTTGCACTAAATGCAACTGTTTCAACTGCTAATA